CCCTCTCTCGCGCGTTCGCGAAACCCCGAACACGCCTAGACACCTTCGAGGAGGTCGGGATTTCCTCCGGTTCCGTCGAGGATGCTCGTAGAGCCTGTCTAGATTCCGGCGTGGTCGTTCGGTCGCGATCGCATAGTGTTGCGTCTCTCGATCGATTCTCGAAGGAGTAGCGAATGCCTGCGAATGGAAGACCGCCGAAGCCGGTCGAGCAGAAACGGAAGACCGGTAATCCCGGTCGTCGGAACCTTCCCGAACCGGTGGTTCTAATCGCGCAAGCGGTCGAGATTCCGGAGCCGGTTCGTCCTCTCGGGCAGATCGGTCTCGGCTTCTGGAATCGTGTATGGGCGCACGGCAAAGCGTGGATTTCTCCGACGACGGATATCGATTCGGTTCAGTTGCTCGCGGAGCAGATGGACGAACGGTCGATTCTCTACCAGTCGATCTTGTCCCAGCAGAAGAATGGGATGGTCGATTGGAGGTTGCGGAAACAACTACGCGACCTCGACACGATGCTGACTCGCGGTCTCGGCGCGATCGGCTTTACGCCGGAGATGCGTACTCGTCTCGGTCTCGCCGAGGTTCGAGCGCAACACGCGATCGAATCTCTGATCGCGCGCAGGCAAACTCGTGGCATCTCGTAAGAAACTTCCGACCGAAGGGGACGATGTAATCGCGTTCATCGAGTCCTGTTGCCGGGAAACGAAAGGCAATAACGCAGGCGAGTTGATCGTGCTTAGAGACTGGCAGAAGAGTCTTCTCAACGATCTGTTTGTATTGCGTCCGAACGGTTCTCGACAGTATCGGCGCGGTCTGATCGGGATGCCGAGGAAGAATGGAAAGAGTACGCTCGCGGCAGGTATCGCTCTCTTCGGTCTCGTCGCCGATGGGGAACCGGGAGCCGAAGTGTATTGTGTCGCGGCATCGCGTCAGCAGGCGCGGATCGTCTTCGATGATTGCCGACAAATGGTGTCGCGCGATCCGGTTCTCTCCTCGCTCGTAAAGGTGTATCGATCCCATTTGGAGGTTCCGACGACTGGCTCGATTATGCGTGTCCTGTCCTCTGATGCTGGTCTCCAAGAAGGATTGTCTCCGCATCTCGTCGTTATCGACGAACTCCACGCGCATCCTTCGGACGCGATGTGGAATGTTATGACGCTCGGCTCGGGTGCGCGTCGAAATCCGATGATCCTCGCGATTACTACCGCAGGGGTACGGCAAGACCGGCAGGGTTACGACACGATCGCGTATCGGCTTTATCAGTATGGGAAACGAATCGAGTCCGGAGAGATCGACGATCCTTCATTCTTCTTCCGTTGGTGGGAAGCACCGGAAGGTCTCGATTACAAATCGCTAGAAGCGATCGAGATCGCTAATCCGGCGTACAACGATTATCTGTTCGCAGAAGACTTCGAAGTGTCTAGAAAGACGACGACGGAAGTTGAGTATCGAATCAAACGCCTAAACCAATGGGTTCAGTCTCGAACGGTTTGGCTACCGGACGGAGCGTTCGCCGGATGTAAGGTCGCCGATCTTCCGAAGCCGGAACCGGAAACGCAGATCATCGTCGGATTCGACGGTTCCTATTCCCGAGACGCGACCGCGATCGTCTGCTCGACTCTCGACGGTCAGGTATGGGTCGAAGGGATTTGGGAGAAACCGTTCGCCGAAGAAGATTGGCGCGTTCCGATCAACGAGGTACTAGACACGATCCGGTTGTTGTGTACGCGATATCGGGTTCTCGAAATCGTGTCCGATCCGTACCGTTACGAGCATCAGTTACAGGAACTCGAAGACGAAGGTCTTCCGGTCGTCCGGTTCCCGACGACGGTCGCGAGCCGAATGGTGCCAGCCTGCGGAGCGTTCTACGACGCGATAACCACGAACGCGATTCGGCACGACGGTCAGCCGGTACTCGCTCGACACTTAGAGAACGCAGTCGTGAAGATGGATAGAAATGGTCCACGGATTACGAAGGAATCACGGAACTCGGAACGAAAGATCGATGCCGCGATCGCGGCAGTTATCGCATACTCCCGAGTTGTGTACCATAAGAACAAACCGCAGGAACCTCTTCCTGCCATAGTGAACTGGTGAACCGAATGCCCTTCTTCGCGAGAGAACGCCGAGCATTACCGATCCGGATCGATACGGAGCGAGTAACCGCGCGTCCATCCGGATTCAATATGACCGGCGAACTCGTCACCGAAGAAACCGCACTCCAAATGTCGGCGGTAATGGCGTGCGTTTCTCTGCTCGCCGATTCGATCGCCGGACTCCCGATCGAGACCTATCGCAAGATCGACGGACGCAAGATCGATGTTCCTCCTCCGGAACATTTGAAGATTCCGAACACGGACGAAACGATGTTCGAGTTCGTTCATTCCTGCGTCACGACTCTCGCGCTACACGGCAACCTGTTCGTGTTCGCACCAAGACGACCGGACGGAACGGTTCTCGAACTTCGAGTTCTGCCGAACTCGCGTACCGGAGTCTCTATCGTCGAAGGTCAGAAAGTGTTCTCCGTCGGAGGGAAACCGATCGAAGATGTAATCCAATCCCGATGGTGGCCTCGACCGGGAAGCCTGCTCGGTCTCTCTCCTCTCGAATCGCAACGCAACACGATCGGTCTTGCGCTCGCGATGGAACGCTTTATGAGTCTTTGGTACGCCGAAGGTGGTACTCCTTCGTCGGTTCTCGAAACCGATTCGCAGTTCACGGAGGAGCAGGCTCGCGTGCTACAAGCAACTTGGGATGAATCGCATCGTCAGCGTCGTCGTCCAGCAGTTCTCTCCGGAGGTCTGAAATGGAAACCGATTACGGTTAGCGCGGCAGATATGGGTCTTCTCGAATCACGCGAACATCAAGTCCGTTCGATCGCTCGCGTGTTCCGAATCCCGGCTCATATGATTCTCGCGCAGGGAGATTCGCAGACCTATCAGAACATCGAGTCTGCCGGTATCGCGTTCGTTCGTCATACGCTGATGCCGTGGATCGGACGAATCGAATCGGTGCTTTCGCAAACCGTCGGTGGCGATATCTATGTTCGTCTTCAAACAGAAGAGTTTATGCGCGCTGATCTTCTCAATCGGGTTCGCGCGCAACAGATTCAGATTATGAACGGAACGCTGACTCCGAACGAAGCGCGTTACCAGTTGGGTCTCGAACCGTACACCGGAGGAGACGAGTTCGTAATGGTTCTGCCGGGCGCACCTCTCGCTGGTCCCGGTATCGAACCGGCTCCGGTCGGAGAAGACGAACTGCCACCGCAGTAAGGAGACCTAATGACCGTTTCGAACTTCTCGATCACCATTACCGATACAGCGACTTTGATCCTTGCCGCGGAATCGATCAATCGTCCTATCTATCTACAAATAATGGGAAATCAGATCGTCTATCTCGGTAATAGCGCGAGTGTCACGACGACGAACGGTTTCCCAGTTGTGAAACATTCCGCGCCACTTTGGTTCGAGTTCACACCGGGAACCGCGCTCTACGGAATATGTTCCTCCGGACAAACGGAAGACCTTCGAGTATTCGCGGTGCGCGACTAATGCCGTACCAAATCGTCGAGAACGCGACCGGCTGTAACGGTTACGCAGTCGTCAAAGTTGGATTCCTCGAACCGATACCGGGAGGATGCCACGACTCGGAAGAAGACGCGATCGCGCATCTCGCGGCAGTCAATCTCGCGACTGCTGACGAGGAGGAACGATCCCGAGACGAGGCTTACATCATCGATCTCGACGACACGATTATGTCGGAAGGGGATACGAATGATCCGCTAATCCAACATCTGAACAGTCTCGACAACTACAAGGTCGTGATTACCGGACGCTACGAAGGTGATCGGGAACAAACTCTGAAAGACCTCGCCGATTCCGGTCTGAACTACGACGAACTCCATATGTCTCCCGGTGGCGATCCGGTCGCGCATAAGAAGAAGAAAGCACTCGAACTACTCGGAAAGATGAAGGTCGAGGGAGCATTCGATAACGACGAGAAGACCCGAGAGATGTACGAATCGATCGGAATCGACGCGCTCGATCCGAACGACCCGACCTCGTACACGATGGAAGACGACGAGGAGGAGGACACCGGAGAACCAGCCGACGCGCTCCGCGCGGTCAATCTCGATCCTCCGGAATACTTCCGTGAGAACTGTCGTCGCGGTCTCCAATATCACGCCGAAGGATTCTCCGGAGATGGTCTTCGCGCTCGAACCGTCGCGGAGGCTCGCGATATCGCGGCAGGACGACCAATCTCGCGAGACAAGGTTCGGAGAATGCGAGCGTGGATCGCTCGTCATATGGTCGATCTCGATAACGCACCGGAACCGGGAGACGACGATTATCCGTCACCGGGACAGGTTGCGCATCTCCTTTGGGCATCCGGTACTACGCGAGCGCAAGCACAGAAGACCTTCGACTGGACGAATATCAAAGTTCGTCAGATCGACCGGGAGGAAGCGGAAACCGAGGGGAGAGCCGCAATCGGTGCTGATCCTTCGACTCCGGCTCCGAAGAAAGATCAAGTGTTCGGATCGAAGGAGAACGATCCCGGTTCTGCCGGATCGAAACAGGGAGGGATCGAACTCTCCGAAGCGGTTGAACAGTCCCTCGCAAACAAGGTATCCGACCACAATGATCGGATGGATTCGAACTCGAAACCATCGTGGACGAAAGTAACGATCGGCGCACTTCGTTCGGTGTACCGGCGAGGAGCAGGCGCGTTCTCGACCTCGCATCGACCGGGAATGACTCGCGGACAATGGGCGATGGGTCGCGTAAATGCCTTCCTCTATCTCGCCGAGAATGGGAAACCGGAGAATCCGAACTATGTCGGCGATAATGATCTCTTACACTCTGACCATCCACGATTCACAGGAGGAACGAAATGAGCGACCTCGGTTATGAACCGGCTCTCGACGACCCTGATCTGATCGCGTCCGTTCCAACCTCGGTCGTCGAATGGATCGCAGTCGATGACAATATGTCTAGGCGATCGATCGCGTACACGAATATCGAATGTCGAGCCGGAGGAGACGGAAACACGCTAATCGGTTATGCCGCAATGTTCGACCGTCCTAGCCACGATCTCGGAGGATTCGTCGAATATGTCGCACCGGGAGCGTTCCGGAAGACGCTCAAAGACAAAGCCGATGTTCGGCTTCTCGTCGATCACGAGGGCGCACCGTTGGCTCGAACGAAATCCGGCACGATGCGTCTCTCCGAAGACGAGAGAGGTCTCCGAGTCGAAGCCGATCTCGATCCTTCGAATCCGGTCGCGGCAGGCGTGATCTCTGCTCTCCGGCGAGGAGATATGAACCAAATGTCGTTCGCGTTCCGAACCGTCAAAGACGAATGGTCGAAGGATCGT